AACCATTTTTTACCCTCTGCAATGGCACAGCAGAGCTCAATTAATGCATACGACTTACCAGCTTTAGAGGGACCGGCCAGCAGCATCTTATGGCCTTGTCTAAGCACACCCTCTATTAAGGGAGGGGACAGGTCCGGGAGATTATCCCAGACACTGTCCATGTTCTCCGGTTCTGGTAGGTCGTCGTTAATACCCTCAATCCATTCCTGCCATTCCTTCCAGTTTTCCTTACCGATATTGGTGTCAACCAGGAACTGCTTTTGTCCATTACGCATCACGCCTGGCATCCGACTTAAACGTGATGGGTTGCGATTCTGGCTATCTACCTTCAGGCCGTTTTTCCGGCACACTTCGTAAAGGTAATCAACCCTTTTTCGGTACTCTTCATAGCTGCCGGCGTCTATTCGGACAATGGCATGCAGGCTCTTTCCCCCACTGTGTACCAGGCAGGCCACCGGCAGTTCTAACTCTCTGATAATGGCATTCTGTTTATCAATATCCATGTCATCAGACTCAACAAGTGCATATCTATAGTCCGTCACATTCTCATTCTTGACGCCATTGCCATCAAGGGGGTTAAAACGGATCCATGCGCCAACTTCCGGTTTATAATCACCCAGTACAGACCCGATGTCACCATTACATTTGCTCAACTGTTGAATTAACTCGCCGGCAGTACGGTCCCAACAGCCCTTGGTTGGTAAATACTTGCCGTCTTTCTCCCAGCTTTCCGTGACATAGCCAACATTCTCAGTAGACTCAAAAAGAACAGACAAATATTTAATCAACTGCTGCTCTGGTTGCCATACATCAGGTTCAATAACTTCCTTTTCCTCAACCCAGGGAGCGTCTATTATCTTCAAGTCTTCCTTGCTGCCAATTACAGCGTCCCACTCTAAAGCACAACATTCAGCTTCGTCACGTTCTGGCTGCCATCCCTGGTCCTTTGCCAGCTGCACAATAGTACCGGTAGTGACTGGCTTACTGGAACCATGAAAGCTGTCCCATTTTCTGAAACACTCTCCGGCATGGTACCGTTTGGGATCTCTTCTACTCCACGCGTCCCAATCTGCAGCTGTGTAACCAGCATCTTTAAGTGCCATCCCGACACTAACCCATTCCTGGTAATCAAGCAGCGCTGGGTCTATATGTTCAAGCAATTCAAGCTCATTTAGTCGCCGCATTAATTAGCCCTCCCAGCCTCCAACATTACTTAAAAAGTCAGCACTTGAATGATAAATATTTGGCTTATATTCCGCTGGATTAATGTCACGAGGTACTCGCCAACCGTTTGCCGCGATACGGTCTATTAATCTTTTGGCCGTTTCAAACTGCCAGGTGCCGACGTCCCGGAAGCCTCTGCCTTCGAGGAACCTAATTTGCTTAGGAGTAGTCAACCCTTCCATGCGCCTCTTGCTTAACCTGTCAAGCAGTTTAGCTGCCTTGCCGGCGCTTTCAATTTCATCGGGGAAAATGCCTAGTTTTTCTAGTGTTTGCAGTTGTTTTTCTGTTGGCGGGCCCATTTCCCAACCGAAAGACGGAACATAGCTGGCCAAGTCCTCAGCGTGAATACTCATTTCAAATTGCAATGGGTCTACTAGCTTACGTTTACGTTTTCTCATTTCAGCCAGTTGTTTTGCTAAAGCTTCTTCCCGTGCAGCTACAACATCTTCTTTGGCCTGCGCTTCCGCTTCTTCTAAATCAACCGGGCAGCCGGCTTTCTCGATGTTTTCTGTCATCTTTTCAGCTACTTCAGGAGACTCGCAAATCAAATGAGCAGGATGACAAAGTTCATGTCTGTCTGTATGCCACAGAAAATCAAGCAGCAGCAAGTGGTCTTTTCCCGGGTATAACCTGGTACCGCGACCTACCATTTGGCAATAAAGACTTCTTATTTTTGTTGGCCTAAGAACTACAATGCAATCCACCGCTGGGCAATCCCATCCCTCTGTTAAGAGCATTGAATTGCAAAGCACATCATATTTGCCGTTTTCAAAATCAGCTAATATTTCTGCCCGGTCTTGGCTGTCGCCGTTTACTTCAGCTGCTCTAAAACCTTGGCTCTCAAGTATTTTTTTGAACTTTTGGCTTGTCTTGATAAGTGGTAAGAACACAACCGTTTTGCGGTCCATACAAAACTTTGCCATTTCTCCTGCTATTTGATAAAGGTAAGGGTCTAATGCAGAACCCAAATCGCTAGTCTTGAAGTCGCCGGCCTGTTGGCCAACACCAGTAAGGTCTAATTTAAGTGGAATGGTTTGGGCTTTGATTGGACTCAAGTATCCTTCTTTGATTGCCTTGGGAAGTGTGTATTCGTATGCCAAGCTCTCAAAATATTGCCCCAGGTTACGCATATCGCCCCGGTCTGGCGTAGCGGTTACGCCGAGGACTTTAGCCTGGTCGAAATGATTTAAAACTCGCTGGTAGCTATCTGATAAGCAGTGGTGAGCTTCGTCAACGATTATGGTATTGAAATAGTCCGGAGCAAACTGGCTTAACCGCTTTTCCCGCATAAGTGACTGGACTGAACCAACGACTACTCTAAACCAGCTGTCTCTACAGGTGCTTTCGGCTTTCTCAACTGCGCAGCCAAGACCAGTAGATTTGTTGAGCTTGTCAGCTGCCTGTTCAAGCAATTCGCCGCGGTGAGCGAGTATTAAGACCCGCTCACCTTTGGCGACGCAATCCTCTGTCAACTTGCTAAACACAATAGTCTTGCCAGTACCTGTGGGTAGCACAAGCAAAGTCTTTTGGATCCCCTTGGCCCATTCAGATTGAATAGCCGTCTTGGCTTCATTTTGATATGGCCTTAATTCCATGACTAAAACATCCCTTGTTGAAATTGAGTTTTGGTTTCTGCGGGCTCATAAAACTTCTTAATTTCATTAAAAATCATTTCCTTGCCCTCATCATTGGTCCATTTCCTGATGCCCACCTTTGCCCTGCCTTTGGATCCTACGACAGCATTCCAATTCATGTTGATTCTCTCACCTTTTTTGCGCTGGCCAATACCGGTGAAGAATGCGCAGAGCATGCCCTCTGTTATACTGTGAAGGAAAAGATTGTGTTTGATGATAGACACACCCTCAGGACCTTCAATCTTGATATACACTATTGCCTTGTTGCACGGCGGCAGTTTCTCACTGCCAGGATGCCGGCCGCGTTCAAAATCAATAACTTCAAAGTCATAGTCGCCTTCCGGTAAAACCACGAAGTCCGGACTATCATTTTCAATTGGGTCATTCCATCCTAGTTCATAGCCATTATTGTTAGCCATTGAATATTCCCCCTTAAGCTTATTTATTAAAATGGAACATCTGATTCAATTCTGATCTGTTCAATTGCCTTAAAAACCTGGTCCCAGGCTCCAACAAGCACCCCGTTAATAAACTGGGGGTCATACCTCGAAATAGGCGTCTGCAGCGGGTAGTATCCCTTTTGAGCAACCACCTGCTGTATCTCTTCGGTGGTGACGTTATTTGCAGCCATTAAATCAGCTAATGGCTTTGGAATGCTATCATCAGGTGATTTTGGCGTCGTGTCACCTGGAGTAGGATTAGCAATAGGCGACGTAGGAAGCGGTGGTTCCTTAGGTGCTTCCGGAGTTTGCGGCGGTTCCTTTTTTGGAGGTTGCGTAGCTGGTTGTTCCGGAGTAGTTGCAGCAGTTGGTACTTGTGCGGCCGGTTTGTTTTGACTCCCAACAGTAATACAGTGGGCAATAGCTGAATAATCAAGAGGAATTTCATCAGGAAGTCCATGGCGGTTTTTAGCGTCCCAGCAAGGATGATGAGTTGTGTACATTATTCTCTTGCCGCCCTGCGCTTTGTTTGTCCCTTTTTGAGCTCCCTGGCCGTCCACGTTGACAACGTGAGTCTTGTAGTTGGCGAACAATACCATATCAGCCCATTCCTTAACCAGTGGTGCCGTTTTCTTTTGCAGTTTCATTTCCCACCGGTCATAAGCACCAAGCTCGTCCGGCTGCTCAAACTTGCGCATTTGAGCATGAGCTGTCATAACAACGTTAATGCCTAATTCAATCAGGTCCTCTAGCAGGTTCAGGAGCCGGCCAAATTCCTCTGCCAGATAAACGTAACCTTTACCGTAACCGAAGTCCTCAATGCCTTTCTTCTGTGATTTTGCACATAACTCCGCAACGCAAAGGTGCTCGGCCCAGTCGGCTGTATCAATGGCTAATGTACTACAGACGTTTGGATTGTTTTTGACGTAATTAACCTCATCAATCAGCATGGACCAACTGGATGGCTTCGGGAGTCTGGCAACGTCCATGTGCTTAGTGCTGCCCTCAGTATCAATAAAGAGAGTATTGGGAAACATAGACGCAAGAGTACTTTTCCCTATTCCTTCCGGACCGTAAATAACAACCTTTTCAGCGCCCAACTGCTTGCCTCTTGTGATTTGCATTAAAATTCACCTTCCTTCCATGCAGGAGTAGCTGCCTGTTCAGGTGCTTTACCTGCTACATAACCATCCTCAATAATGATAGAGCACTCATCACCAGTGGAGACTCTGGTGGCAATAGCCTGTAAATTTTCTTGCTCAAGCCATTTACCAAACTCAGCAAGTGTATCCAAGTCCATCTGCTCCAGCTTGTCCATTAGAACAAAACCGCACTTTGGGTTGAGCTTTCTAACAATAGCCACAGATACTTTCAGCTGGTCTGAACCTGACATATTATCCCACTTAAAGCCGTTATAGGTTAATTCACCGTCTTGAACAGAGAGGCCGGGCAGCGGCAGCTGTGCGCCCTCCAACAAGTCAGTCTTGGCTTTCCTGGTATTCTCAATCTCGACCGTCAATTTGTTATATTGATTAATGTATTCCTGGGCATCCTCTTCGGCTTTATCTTTATCCAAGTTAGCCCGCACCTTGACGTTAATCTCTTCAATATTTGCGATGTTATCTTCAAGTTCTTTTGTGGATTCATCTTGAAGGTTTTCAGCCGATTTCCGTGCAACTTCTAAATCGGCCAGGACCTGGGACTGTCGGCTCAAGAGTGCATCAATTTGTTTTTGAATGTCGGCAGCTTCCGCTTCAAGTCTTTGCAGGTTTTCACGTTTACGCTGGTTCTCACCGTTTTTGGCAAGTATTGCTTGATGCTGCTTGATAAGATTAGATGCTGAAATGAGTTCCTTCGGGGCATCCGGGTAATACGGCATTTCCTTTGCAAACTTTTTCTTTTGGTCAGCAATTTGCCCAATTGTCCGGCGCCGGTTGTAAAGTTCCTGCTCTTTATGCTCCAGCTCAGCCAGCTGGGGCCCAACGCCAATAATCTGAAGAAGGGTATTCGCTTTTTCCTTGCTGGATGATTGCATAAATTTCGGTAGGTCTAAAGCCAGTTGCTCCACGAACTCATTCAGCAACTGCTGCCCTCCTTTACGTCCAGTGGGGTCGATTACTTTTAAGCTGCTGTTTTTACCCTTACGTTCTACAACCAGGCCGTTATTCATGACTATATGAAGGTTAGGCGGTATCACCGACCCATTACGCTGCGCCTCAGATGGCCGGTATTTGTCACCACCTAAGGCCCATGCTATACTGTCCAGAACAGGCGCTGACCCGCCACGAAGGCCGTCAGCTGCGCCACCCGCCCCGCATCGATGGAGCCGACCACGTCCATGGCGCTACGCTACCTCAGCGGGCGCGGCCGGCTCGACCACCCCCGCCAGGCCCGC